TGGTTCCAAAATTCAAGCTGACTTTGCCATCTAATGGAAAGGAAGTTACCTTTCGCCCATTCCTCGTCAAGGAAGAGAAGATTCTTCTGATGGCTCTCGAGTCGGGCGATAATGATTCTATCCTTCAAGCCATTCGTGATTCGCTTGAAGCCTGTGTTGAAGACATCGAAGTTTCCAAGCTTCCGTATTTCGATATCGAATATCTGTTCCTCAATCTGAGAGCGAAATCTGTCGGAGAAGAAATGCGTTTCTCCTACAAACATCGCGATGGAATAAATCGGAACGATGTTCCGTGTAAAGTCGCAACAGAAATCGTTGTCAATGTTGATGATGTGAAGGTACAAATTCCAGAGGGCCACACTTCGCGATTCATGCTTGATGACAATTATGGTATCGTTCTGAAGTATCCTACGATTGATACGATTTCTTCGGTTGGAAGAACAGGAATCGAAAAGAATGATATCACGATGATGGCCATGTGCATTGATTTTGTGTTCGACTCAGAAAATGTGTATCCATGCGAAAGTCTGGCCGAAGCAGTCGCTTTCATCGACAATCTGAATACGGTTCAGTTTGAAAAGATGACCAAGTTTTTCGAAACGATGCCAAAGCTCCGTCATGAAGTGACATATCATTGCTCAGGATGCGGTCAACAAGATACGATCAAGTTCGAAGGAGCTTCTGATTTTTTCTGATAGCCCTCTCTCACAATAATCTTCGGAATTATTATGAGATTTGTTTCGCTCTGATGCAGCATCATTCGTACTCTCTGAGCGAAATTGAAAACATGATGCCGTGGGAGAGGGACTTATATGTTGGAATGCTTATTCAATATCTAGAAAAGAAGAAGGCTGAACAGCAATAGATGTTACCTCTACTGAATCCCGTAAATATTCTTAGGAGTTCGGATGCCTTTAGAGCGGTGTCTTCGATTCCTATAAATCCCGTGGATGTTGTTCGTTCATCGGATGCGGGAAGAGCTGTGTCTGGAATAGCAGGCTCATTGTCGGCATTCATGGCTATGATGGGAATGGGACAATTTGGTGGTTCTCAATCTCGAGGAGGTTCTGCGAGCGAAAAGCAACCAATCAATCTTCAGTTCGCTCGCTATGTTGACGGAATCAACATTCGACTCGACAAGCTCATCGCTGCTTCTTCTGTTTTTGCTAAAATTCAGAAAAGACTGAATCCCGAGCAGATTCGAGAGTCGGGACAACCCATAAGTGTGGATGAGGAAGAAGACTGGGATAAGGATAAGGAAAGAGGAGACACTCTTCTTCCTGCTATTGCCGGATTTCTAGCTCAGCTTGGAACTCGCAAGTTTTGGGCTGAAGCTTTGGCTGCTATTTCTTCAACGATTAGAAGATGGGGTTCATCTCTACTCAAAGCTGGTTCTAATTTCCTGAAAGGACTTTGGAAAGGAATCAAGAACAGCGCATCTTTCATCTCCAATGCAACCAAGAAACTGTTTTCGGGATTGAAGATAAATGAACGAATCGCCTCTTCCGTAAAGGGAGTGCGGAATCTTAACTTCGCTCGAATGATGAAAGGATTGCGCATTATTGGTAAGAGTCTACCAATCGTATCGACTCTGTTGGTTCCTGCCTTTGAGATTGCCGAAAACTCTCCACAGATTACTGCTCTCGGAGAAAAGCTCGATAAGGGAGAAATCACTCAGGATGAGTATGATGAACAGGTTTCCGAAATCGTAACGAAAATCGCATTCAAGTCGATTGGAATTGTTGCGGGTGCTGCTGGAGGCGCTATTGTCGGGCAGGCTCTATTACCTGCCGTTCCAATCGTTCCTGCTTTGGCTGGTGGCATAGTTGGTGCTCTTGCCGGAGGAGAAGCCGGGCAAATGCTTGCGCAAAAACTTGCTCCTTCCATTGAAAAGGGAATCATGACCGGAGCGATAGGTCCGGCTGTGAAAAACATTCAAGAAGCATTCAGTTCTCAAAGCTTTCTCAAAGAAATTTTGCTTAAAACAGGACTGAACGAGAAACAAGTAAACTCGATACTGAAACAGAATCAAGTCACCAAAACTCCGGCTTCATCTACATCTCAGGGAACAGCTCAACATTCTTCTCTGCAGATGAATGCGACCTCTTCGACATCTTCAGTGTCAAGAACGATTTCAGACACGACTTCGTCTAAGTCTGTATCAAATATGATTTCTAATTCGACAGAATCAGTTGAGAACAACTCTTTCTCTTCGCAATCATTATCCTCTTCAACGAACACGTCGAAAGAGAGTTCATTGGTGATGCAATCCTCTTCGAGCATAAAAGACATTTCTTCTACGCTGACTCAAACACCCACGGCATCACGAACCTTTTCTTCCGAACGCACAGAGATGAACGAAACACAAACCATCATCATTAATGGTGTTGTCAGGGAAGAAACGACCAGAGTAATTTCCGCTCCAGCTCCTGCTGAGAAGAGAACTTCTCTAGGAAAAATGATTCAACCTAATATAGCAGCGGCATACGCATGATAAACTTTTTCTCTCTATTCCAACGAGCTCCCTTATCTAACATAACGAAAGAAGAGTTTGACTCGTATCAAGTTGTTCTCTTCCGCAAACTGGAAGCTGTGGAACATAACATTCTCAGTCTTGGTGATTTGTTAGAACGACAGGAACGAGAAGAGAAAGAAGAAAATCTCGAAAGAAGCGCTGCTCGTTCAATGATGACGACGCCGCAATTCGAACTTGCGAATAAAGACGACGATGAGGATGAGGATGAGGAAGAAGAACGAGAGAAAAAACAATTTCTGGATTTCGGAAGCTTCCTTCCGGCTATAGCAGGAGCTGTAGGTGGAGCGATTACAACTTGGTTGAATCCTTCCAATGAAAATAGTCCTCTGAACTTCTTTCATCGTTTGTTTGGCGGCAAGCCAGAAGAAGAACAAGAAACGAAAGAAACTACCTCGTCAACCACTTCGACTCAGAGAATGGATTCTTCTCAAAGAGTTGATTCGGTGCAGAACAACTCTTCTTCGAGTTCTGTGATGGAAAATTCTACAGAGGAATTTTCTGAAACTCCCGAATTGCTTGGTGGTCCAGAAGCTCCTGCTCCTGCTCCGACTCCTGAGACTCCGAAGAAAAGGCCAAAAAATAATGCTGTTCGAAATTCAGCAGGTTCTCAAAAATCTCCTCTGAATCTTATTAGAAGCGGCGCTCCTTTAGGTTCTCTTGCTGCTAGTGAAGAATCGGGTAAGAAGGGAAGTATGGCAATCGGATATGATCCGAAAGGCGGAACTTCTTATGGCAAATATCAGATTGCTTCCAACACGGGAACCTTCGACAAATTCATTGAATTCCTAGAAGAAAGAGGAGCGAAAGACATCGTCGCTCGTCTGACTTCTGGACCTGCAAACACGGGAGGAACTACAGGAACTGTTCCTACGGAATGGAAGAAGTTAGTCCAAGAAAACAAAATCCAGAAGTATGAACACGAATTTATCAAGATGACTCACTTCGACCGAGCATTGAATCTGATTCGAGAAAAGAATCAGGAACTAGCTACTCTTATTCAAAAGAGTCCCGTTCTCCAGGAAGTTTTGTGGAGCACGGCTGTTCAACATGGTCCTGGTTTGCAAGGAAAAAAGAGTATCGGAGCAGCTGGAATATTCCTCAAGTCTTTCACTTCAGGAATAAGTGAGGACCAGCTAATCGAGAATATTTACAATAAACGCAAGACTCTATTCTCTTCAAGTCCTGCTAATATTCAGCAAAGCGTAGCGAATAGATTCGATAGAGAAAAGGCAACTGCGAAGAACTCTCTAACACAGAGTTCGAGCGTCATGATTCAAAAGGAATCTATGAAACAGAAGATTTCTCCTTCTGCTTCTGTGGAAAATTCAAGTAGTAGTTCTTCGGGTAAAGTGATTGCGATAGATGCTTCTTCTAAAAATAGCAAGACTATCGTTTCTCCTCCTGCTGCTCCATCTAAGAAGGTTGAGAAAAAGCCACCGGATTTGGTTAGAAATCCGATGGCTCTTCCGCCTACTGGAAAGACAGGAACGACTTAGTCGTCAGACATATCGGCGAGGCTTTTGAAGAACTCCTCTTCATCCTCGTCATCGTCGCTCTTGGGAAGTGGCTTGGCTGCGGCCTTTTTAGGTTCAACCGGAGCCCGATAATTCACTTCATCCTCATCTTCAGGTTCGGCAACCTGTGTCTTCTTGGAACCAAGAACCACATCGAGACGAGCCTTGAGTTCGGCATAGCTCTTGAAATTCTTTGGATCCAGGAATTCTTGAAGTGAATGCTGCTGCTTCCAAATCTTTTCGATCTCTCCGTCATCCGATGAGACAGGAGAAGGAGAATCGAATTCAGACTTATCGTAATTCCGATAGCCCTCGACCGTACGAATCTTGAGCTTGAAATTACAACCATTCCAGAAGTCGAATGGATTTGCTGCTGTTTCATCCTCGTATTCAGGATTCATCAGAGCATTGATCTTATCGAAAATCTTCTTGCCGTAGCGATACAGAAACACCTTTCCTTCATTCTCGGGATGTGCCGTATCCTTGATTACGAGAATGTTGGAAATGTAGGTGAGCTTACGCTTTTGCTTACGAGCGATTTCCTTATCCTTATCGGAACCAGAATTCCACAGAGAAGAATTGAGTTCTCCAAGTGGATCTTTCTGTCCAATCGTCGTCAGAGAGTTTTCGATGTACCATCCACCCGGACCTTGGAATCCATGATTCCAGATACGAACGAAAGGAAGATCTTCTCCTGAAGGAGCAGGAAGGAAACGGATAACGGCATAACCATTACCACCCTTGTCGCATTCGGCTTGCCAGAAACGATTGTCTTCTTGTTTCTTAGCAGCAGAATCGAACTTGGAAACTTCCGCAGTAAGCTTCTTGAATGCTGCGTCGCGTGATTTTCTTAGATCTGCAAATGATGTGTTAGACATGTGTTTTGTGTTCTCCGTATGTTTATCTTATCCACTGAAGCATAACGATAGATTTATATATTACTCGTCTGCTTTGGAATTGTCAAGTTCAAAAATTTGTTTGATGATCTCCCTTGTCGTTTTTTTCTCAATGTTCATTCTTCGATAGAATGGACGAAACTTCTCTATTCTGGCGGAGATCTCCGGCCAGATGTGTTCATCCTTGATGTTCTTGTTCCAGCTAGGCATGAAATTTATCACATCATCACATGCCAAGAAAGTCATGATTCCAATTTTCTTGGAGAGCAGAGCTCGTAAGAATTCCGGATGATTCCCATTCTGAACTCGAAATAGAGTATGAATGTCCTTGTCTGAAACTTTCTCCAGTTCGATTTTCATTTCGTATCTAAAGCTTTCGATATTCTTCTTCCACTTATTGAACAGAGTCTGACTGTTCACATCAACCATATCGCCAATCCATATGGCTTTTTTGTCATTGAGGACAAACTGGCATACGAAAAAGTCTTCGAGGTTGGATGAATATCTGCGCTCCAGTCGACAGAAATGATGATAGTCCTTACGGAGTTTCAGCTTTTCTGGAGAGATGGATTTGGTTTTTCCGGAATATTTGAAATAGTCATAGTCTTGAGTTGTGAAGTGAAGTTTCAGAGCCATGTAGATCTGATAGGCTTTCATGCCTTCGGTCATAGTTAACCAACAATCTTGGGTTTCTTTTTCCGCATCATGTTCATGGAAGTTGCTTCATCGGAAATCCGTTTCCTCAGTTTAGGACTGAGTAGTTCGGGAACCGATTCAACATCGAGATTTCGATTTTTACAGATTTCAAGAATAGCATCGATGTGTGAAAGATTTTTGGTTTTCATCGTGATGTCTACGAGGGCACCAAATGATGCCTGGTCGAGTAATGGATGATGATTTGACATTGGTTCTCCAAATAATATACAGTTTAGCTCACTTAGAGCTCATTGTCAATGATTTTCGATGACTTCACTTCTCGGAACAATCGTGTGATAATTTTGATATTCGAGATGGATCATGTCTTCATCTCTAGTCGCTCGAATCACATGTCCTGTTTCGAGATGAAGTTTTGTGGAATCTGTGTGCTCGAGTTTGGCAATAGCTTTTTTATGATGAGGGTGAAGAGGAAATGACATTTGTCTTCCTCGATGGACGGTAGTCACTCCTCCTGCTTTGGAATGTTTGACTGTTCCTCGAAGAACGGGTTCCACGGATTCAAACAAACTCTGACCATTTTCGCGAGCATAATTTCTCATGATGATTCCTGCAATAGCATTGGCTTCATTTTCGATATCAGATCCGGTTCTGCCCGAATCTTCATCAAGTCGTCCATCGAGATTTTGTTTGTGGTGAACGAGCTCATGGGCAAGAGTCCGATAAACATCGGCTCTGTGACGTTCAGCTATGTTTACGCGGATTTTTCCTTCAGACGGAATGTAACCACCGAATGAAGAATTCTGTTGAGCATCTGACTTCTCTGGAATCAGTTCAATTTCGGGAGGAGAATCGATGTCCAGATAGTCACAGGCAAATTCAAGAAAATCTTCTAGATGTTCCGTGACTTTTTCAAGAATCTGCTGCTCGTGAAGGAAGGAACGAAAATTTTTCATGATGTTTGTTCGATTCCATCCTTTAGCCCATTGAGAGTTACTGCAGAAAGAACAGCACCTCCTTTAGGATTATGAATTCTTGCGTATGCTTGGGTCTTGATTCCTTGACGAGCGGGCTTCCAATGAACTTCGATTGGAGCGTTCCTCTGCCTGTGAGAATAGAAACTTATATTTGCTCCCCCTCTGGCTTGGTGAGCTCCTGTCATGATATAACCAGACTTTGTGAGATGATCATGCATTTCATCAGGAGTCGCGTGGGGATCCGAGGCTTCTTGAACATTTCCTAATCTATATTGTTCGTTGAGCTCTTCGCCCCAATCGTCTTCATCGCCATAATAATCGTCTTCATCATAATCCGGAGCTTCATCTTCTTCATCGCGAGGATCGTATGATTCATACATTTTTGGTTCAGGAGGCTTCCAAGATGCGTTGGCTTTTCTTGCTTTTTTTGATCTCTGAAAAAAATTCAATTCTCGTTCATGAATTGCATCGGCCACATTATGAAGAGCTTGGGCATGTTCCGAATAGCCTGAAAGTTCTGCTTGATTTGCAAGAGTCCGAACAGCCTGGCGAAGTTCTCCATGGCGATGGACGTGATGATCCAATTCATGAACTGTCATTGGTTCATCCCAATCGATATCGGAACTTTCGTGGAGAGGTTGACGACCATAGGGTGTGAGAATAAAATTTCTTGGCATAGAATAGATCCTTGCTTTGTATAATCTATTTATAAAAAAATATCGGACCGAAGCCCGATATTTTGAAAGTGGAAGCAGAGGAGGGATTCGAACCCTCGACCTCCAGATTATGAGTCTGGTGAGCTGACCAGCTGCTCTACTCTGCGTTAGATGAAGCCGTATGCTTCAAAGTCTTTGGTCGTTTCAACATTCTTGGGGCGATAGAAGATGTGTGTATCAATCTTTGCGATACGATAGAACTTGGTTCTCCATTTAGGCTTCACATAGTCAGCATGATAGAACAGAGCTCCAGTCGTAAAGTCGGGGACCGAACCACTCAGAATAGCGCCGGATACTTCTAGAGATTGTTCCCATTGACGATTATTAATTACGTCGTCTGAGATGTTATCGCAGGTCCATGAAAACTGGCAACTCATTCCACCGGGAAAAGGCTTAGGAGGACCGCCATCGATTGAACCTTGATAGACAACCTTACACACATTGTTTGGGAAGTTCGGACTTTTGACACGATTCATCGTGACAAGACCAACAGCTAACTGACCCGCATATGATTCTGAGCGAGCTTCATGATAGATGTTCCTTGCTAGGCAAAGAAGATCTTCATAGTTAGCAACATATTCGCCGTTGTTGTCTCCGATTTTAGCATCCTTGAAGTCAATCGGAGAATCCAGATCTATGACTTCAACGACAGTAATGGGTTCCATCTTTTCCACATCCACCTTATTGAGTTGGATCGAAAGAAGCGTTTCAGGAGATCCAAAGGACATCGCCTGAATGTGAGGAGACAAAGCAAAAATTCCGATGCTACACAGAAAAGATGCTATGGTTGTTCGAACATTTAACATGTTTTTTCCTTTTATCCTGCGATTCGGAAGATAAGAGCCAGTTTTTCTGTTTCTAGGAAAAACTGGCAAACCCAATGAGGTTAAGCCGCTAGGCGGACATCCTCAAATGCAACGTCATTGTCGTTGGCATTTAGTTTTGGCTTCATGTAACGTCTTCGGCCATTTACGGATCTCCACTTTCCTATCCAATGCTAGTCGAACCTAAATCTGCCCCATCAAAAACACATGGATGACCAGTCGGCGAACCTGATGCTCTCGGCAAACGAGAAGGCTGGTCTTATCTTATTCTTCTCTATCCGAACAGTTCCAGCCACGGAACAACGAAATGAGCCCATATGTTTTTGGTGGAGCAGTGGGGAATCGCACCCCAGTCCTAACATTCTTCGGTCTGCTTCACCGATCAATTTTATTTATACTTTAACCGAATCTTATTGTCAAGCTTAAAATTTCTGGGTGAACTGAAGAGCAAAACCATCGGACTTCACAGTACCTGTGGTCTTACGAGCTTCAAGTCCGAGGGTTCGCGAATCGGTGAGCGCATAATTCACTCCGCCCGAGACACGCGTCTCTTTGAAATCCACATCATTTGTGAAAGCTTTGCGATATCTGAGTCCGCCTTTCAGAGAGAATCCCTTCTGAGGAAGAGGATACGAAACACCAACTGATGCTCCGCCGAAAGCATAGCCCTCGTCATCCACAACAGTCGTGCTCTTCTTTCCGCTCTTAATCTTTCGTGCGACTTCGACTTCTCCGAGACCGAGTTCGACGCCGGGAGTCACGACTGCTTTGTTCACGAGAAGCTTACGACCACCTGTGAGTCCAACAGTCTTCTGTGTAGAGTTCAATTCTGCAAGAGCAGAATAATCTACGAGACCAAGACGCGGAACAGTTGCGCTCGATGCATAGCCGAGTTCAAGCTGATCGTAATCTTTTCCGTTCTTTACGTTTGCGGTCGAACCACCGAGAGAAAATTCTCGTGCTTCTGATGCTTGGATTTGAACGAGTCCAAACAAAACCAATGCGAATGCGAATAGAGTCTTTTTCATTTGTAAGTTCCTTTATGATTGAATGCGGGTTTTGAGGTAATACTCATTAACCAAATCCAAAGCCCGTTCTATATAGTTGCTTGCTTGGTCTGTAAAGACCTGAGCTTCAGGAGCTTCATCGCATCCTATAAGAATCGCGATGTCAGGGAGCGTATCCAGATTCTTCATTTCCTTGAGCATGAACGCATAGAGAGAAGTCTGGAGAAAATACGATTCGATGTATTCCTTTCTCTTTTCCTTAACTGATGTCTTGTAATCGATGATGGATAGTTTCCCATCCCATACACCAATAGCATCGCATCGACCTGCGACTTGAATCTGTTTTGAATAAAGAGGAATCTCTATTCCATTGCATTCGGTGAGATGGATATCCAGTTTCTTCTTCATCTGCTTAAAGGTTGCGATGTTTGCAGGCATCGCAGATGGATTTACTGGTTTTCCGTGAATATAATCTTCGAGAAGAGAGTGAACGGCAGTTCCTCTTCTTTTGGCGATGGAAGAAATTCTGTTAGCTTCTTTTTCACCAACTCGTTTCTTCCATGCCTCAAGAGAATCATTATCTCCCGCATGAGAAAGGACCGTGGTCACAGAAGGGAAAGCGCCATCTTGAGTAAGATAGAAACGCTTTCCCTGCCGAGACTCAGTCATGATCTCTTCAAAAACAAATGGTCTATATGTTATCATATTAGAATTGGATGTTTAGTCTTTCCATCGTTTCGATGTATTCTCTAACAAGACCAGAACGAACGATGTCTTCACGATGGAATTCTATAGAGGCGAAAGATGGCATTTCATGGACGATATCCATGAAGTTCTTAAAGTCTCTATCGTCTTTGTAATTGTTTAGATCAGATTGACGGAAGTCGCCACAGAAAATCACTCTGCATCCTTCACCAACTCTGGTCATGATTGTGTTGAGTTCTCTTCCTGAGCAGTTTTGGCATTCATCGACGATGATGATATTATCGCGGAAGGTGAGACCTCTAAGGAAAGAGGTTGTCGCGAACTGAATCAGTCCTTCGGCTTTCATCAAATCATATGTGTGAGATTTGCCTGTATATTCGGCGCACAGAGCGCGATAGGGTTCTTCATAGACCGATGATTTTTCTTCGGCAGTTCCGGGCAAGAATCCCATATCTCGAGAGGGAACGACCGAGCGAATGATAACGACAGGTTTGGGTGTTTCTCCACGCAGAACAGAATCAAGTGCTAACCACAAAGCAATGAAGGTTTTTCCCGTACCAGCTACTCCATGAAGAAGTAGATTTTTCCCTTCTTCGAATGAGTCGAAGGTAAGATGCTGATTTTCGGTTAGTGGTTCAATGTTTCTGATATGATGAGTGGGAGGTTCTGTCTGTTTATCTTTCCTTCTTTCGGCTCTAGATTTTTTTCTTTCACGACGAGTAATAAAGGAGGGGAGCGCTTGGTTATCGAATAATTCTGTTGTATCTGCTCTCATACAAGTTCCTCCTAGGTCACATCGATGGTTGAACCTCGATGTTTGGATTTAATGTTTCGTAGAACATCCTTAAATCCCTCGTCAGGCTTCAGTCGGCCTGACACGCCGCTCACGATTGCTGGCGCAGCGGGAAGAAGTTGTTTTGTTGGATTTTCTGAAAGAAATTCCTGGAGAGCATTCCATGAAAGGAAGTGCTCTTCAGTTTCGCCAGTAGAGGTATCAGTAAGACGATATAGCGGCATTTCGATTCTATTTAGTCCTCAGTAAAACCATGAAGGAGGCGTTGTTGTT